GTCTTTTTAGCTTTTTCAGTGACAGATGGGTTATATCTAGGTAAAGTATGGTATAGCTGTAATGTTTTTGAGTGTACCGGCTTGGTTTTGTCTGTTATGTATAAGCCAGTATCAGTTATAATATAACCCTTACTATCCTGACGTAGGCTAGTTAAAGGCATCTTTGCTGCTTTCGCAATCTCTAAAGTATCCTTTACTGATATTATAGGATACTCGGTTAATCGACTTTTACCAAGTCTACTTCCTAAAGCGGCCATCCCTGTAGCCATTGCTCCTACTTTAAAGATATTGCTTACTTTTTTGGCTACATTAGGCGCTCTCGGCATAGCAGGAGCTGAGTTAGGACCTCTGGGCTTAGATTCTCTAGCCAACCCACCATACATAAGATAAGATAAACCAAGTACTCCTGCTACTTCTATAGGCTTAACTTCAGTCTTTTCTTTAGTAGTATGTAAAATCTCTTTGTAGATTTCCTGGCGCTTAGTTTCACGCTCTCTGACATCAGATATTTTAGATATCTCTTCTAAGCGTTTCTTGGTAATTTCATCTACTTTTTCTAACGCCTTTATATTCTCTTGACTAGTTATTTTTAAAATATCTTGTTCTTTCTTTTGTACTAAACCTGATGATACTGAAGCAGTTAATGCTCTTCTAAAAGTAGTACCATAAGCCATGCTCTTAGCAAAACCTTCAGTAATAGATTTGCTAATAGTGTTACTCAGTTGTTTTGTGTCTAAAACTATCTCTGGATTTTGTGGAGTTTTAGTAGAGTTTGGAATAAGGTCTTCATAACTATCCGAACTAGAATCGACAGATTTTACCGCAGTATCAGGTCTAGAGCTTATAACTTCTAGGTGCTGTGGTGGTGAAACCAAAGAAACTGGTTTAAGGGTAGAACTACCGCTTTGGTCTGATTCAGATGAGTTTTCTTCTTTCTCCTTTTCAGCTATAGTTGTTAAAACTCCACGCTTTTTTAGAACGTCAGTAAAAGCTTCTTTTATTCCAGATAAAGTTAGCAACTCAGCCATAGTGTTTTCTCTATATTTTGGTATCTCACAAATGAAATTAGCCTACATAGAGTAGGCTAACTGTAGGAAAAGCAAGAATCGGATATTTATCTAGATCGAACAACTCGTGCAGATGGCCCTCTCTGACTTTTAACTTGCTGATTTTTCTTCCTGTTAATCTCTTCTTTTTCATCCTTTTTAAAGGTAGAGTAGAAATACAGCAAAGTATTAGAGGGAGTATCATCATTGAAGTATACTCCAAAATTACACAGCAGAGTATACTGCATATCTAGAATATCCTTTTCCGTGTTAGCGGCGAAAAAATGTAGTCGGACTTATTTCCAGAGCATGTGAGTACTCGGTATTACAAACTGGGCAAACCAGCTTGATTGTTTCTTTAACGCCATGTACAATGGTATCGTTAATGTCTACCAGACGTTCATAGAGTTCTAGGTTGGGTTCCTTTTCCAAAATATCAATCTTATCCTTCAGAGTTTTTCCAGCTTTAAGCCACTGTGCGACTGGAACAAGAAAAGCCATATCTTTGTCTTTACCAAACTCGATTAGCTCAGGAAGCAGTTTTACTCTAGGATAGTCTAAATCTTTATCCAAACCAGCAAAGTCATCTGGAATACAAAGAATATCCATAGTAGATAGTCTAACTAAATCCGTGTTCTGGCTACTACATTGAAGTTCTTTAATCATTTTAAGCTCAAGCATCTCCTGAGTAGCATCACTCTTAGGAAATACTGGACCATTAGATCCATCTTCTTTGACCTCTACAAAATACTTGGCTCGGCATTTCCAGTTGACTGCTAAAGGAGTCTTAGGAAATGACTTGATGCGTAGCCACATTAACACGTAGAAGAAATCTCCTACGGTTAAGTTACTAACGTCTTGGTCAATCACTAAGTCAACAGCTCGGATTAAATAGTTAACATCATCCATAGAAGCTGCTTGACTAATAAGCTTAAGCTCTTTAACTGACAACGGACGACAGAACAACTGTTTAAAATCATACGGCTTCTGCCCACTAGGCAGATCACCGATATTAGAAAATCTTGCATCAGCAGAAACATCTTGCATCATGGCAATAACCCTTAAGTGATAAAGAAATAACAAAGTTAACCTACTACCCACCCTCAAACGATACTGCATCAACTGACATAGTAATGTTCAAAGTTAAACGACTAGAATCAGTGTAGTTCAGATCCAGATTAGCCACTGAAGTAGGCCAGCATCCTAGTAGCCTAACACTTAAAACTGGAGCATTTTCTCGATTGACTAAACTTACCTGAATCTCCTTTTTATACTCACTAGGTAAGCTGTATGCTCCTGTTTTAGGATTTCTAATTACGTACATCCAGCCAGTTACCCACGTAGTCGCAGCAAAGTCCTGATCTTCATACATAACAAGGCTAAAGGAATCCAAACGCATAAAACCAGGGTAATGAAAAAAAGAACCACCCCCAAACATAGGGTCAGCGACATCATACGTTGGAAAAGGTAAAGATATAGACTCAACATAGTCAACACTCATTCCCCAAGGTAAGCTAGTACACAACCACCTAAAAGATAAGGCGGGTTCTTGTCTTGAAGTTAAAGCAGATAAAGAAAAAGCTGATGACATAACAAATAATCTCCAGGTCTAACCAACCGCAGCACCAACAGCATCCAAACCAGTTTGACTAAGCAAGCACTCAGCAAAGGCAAAGGTAACAGTCACTGTGACCAGGTCTACTCCTGATCCAGAGAATGAGACATCAGGACGAGATGAAGGCCAAACTCCTTTAAACTCCCAAGCACTTGTACCAGTTCCATCTTGAGCGTAGGTTAGTAATACCATTTCTCCTAAATAACCAGAATCCATGTGTCCGTCCGATCTTCCATCATCGATATTTCTAACATTCTGCATCCAATTATACAGTAATTTGGCTACCATCATCTCTTGGCTTTCAGTAAAAGATACAGATACCGAGTTATCAAAAACGCGTCTGCCTGGATAAAAACTTTTATGTCCTCTAAAATCTACTTGTACAGTTTCTACCGTATCAGTAGGAAGGGATACAGCACTACAACGTAATGATAACTCTGTCATTTTTCCTGTTTTAAATCCTTGAATACCATCTCCGCCAATTAAGCCACCAAACAAAGGTTTATCATATCCAAAAATACCAGTAGGCATAAACTTATTTATAAGACTGGTAATAGTCGATAAAGCACCTTGAGGAATTTTAGTAAAAGATAGCACATAGTTATATGATAGTAAAGGATCAGTTAGAGACTCTATATCATGTAGTGAAGGCTTTGGCACAATTAGCTTCCTCCAGATTCAAAACAGTTATCTACTGAGAAAGTAACACTAACAGTAACCACACTAGAGCCAGATCCATCAAAAGCTACCGGAGATATTTCTTTAGGCCAGATTCCAGCTATAGTATAGGTAGCAACAGTGATTCCCGAAGTATCGTATACTTTAAACAAAGCAGTTCCGCTGTAACCTTTACTTGAATCTGGAACTCCTTCAGGTTTTCCTGCTTTATTTCTAAAATGTCCTGTTTGAGATAACATACTTTTAGCTCTATCCATCCAGCCAGTAAGCACTCTAGTTACTACCATCGAAGCATCTTCTAAAAATTCTACTGACATTGATCCTGATGTAGTTGCTGCTCCGGCATAGCTAACTTTATGCCCAGCTAACTGTACTGCTACTTCTGTAATAGTCCTATCTGGAAGAGAAGCTGATTTACATCGGATTTTTAAACAAGAACTTGGCGTACTACTTCCTGCTCTTCCACCAGTTATTGTATTAAGAATTCCAGATAAATCTCCTATATCCTCTACCGGCATACTGGTAAACTCTAAAGTAAAATTATCAGTAGTGATAGGATCGCCTATAGCTAATAGTTCCGATAATGTTGGTTTAGGCATATACAAACTACTCCAAAAAGAAAGTCCTGAACCTAATATTAGATTCAGGACTTTTAATACCAGGGAACGGTAGGGTTATGCTGGTTCTTCACCTGGTTTGTAGTAGTCATAAGTAAACGTACAAGATACAGTAATCAGGTTTGCTCCTGAACCATCAAAAGACATATCTGGAACTTCTGACGGCCAAATTCCATATAAAGTATAGATCTTGGTAGGTTTATCTCCAACCTGATCAAAAATAGATAACCGTCCAGTCCCCGCATATTTAGACTTATATTGCCCATGCTGAGAATCAACTGTACGACACATCTTCTGCCAAGCTTCTAACAGAGTAGTAATATACCCATCTTTACTCTCAACATATTCTATAGACAAAGAATGAGAGAAAGTTAAACGCCCTGCGTACTGAAGACTATGCCCAAATAAGTCTACAGGAACTGGCTCTATTGTTGATCCAGGCTTAGATGCAGTACGACATTGAACCCTAAAAGCTTCAGCAGGTTGCAGAGTACCTGAACTTGCAGAAGCAGATAGTACTTCATCAGGAATCTTAACGATCTCGAACACAAAGTTGTCTGACAACATCGGGTCCAAGATTTTAGCAACATCAGTAATAGTCGGCTTTGGCATGTGATATACTCCTAAAGTTAAACAGAAGATTGACCAGCCATAGACATATAGTTCACAGCGTATTGAATACCGCCAGAACGTGCTATAACTGCATTTAGATGAATACGTTTGGTATGTACTGTTGGGTCAACAAAAATATCTATAATAAGATCTCCATCCGCCACCTGCGTTAGGGGGTTGTTAGAATTATCACAGATAACCGAATACCAGTACAATCCTCTTGCTGCTTTAACCGGAGCAAGAAAACTTTCGACTAATAGTTTCAACGATGTTCTAAGTGTTTCTGTGTTAGGCTCAAATACTGAAATAATCATTGCATCAGACAAGGATTTTTCCAGATAGCTCATCAAGCGACGAACACCGATATTAGATAAAGCACTCGGATAAGCAGCTAAAGTATCTGCTCCCCAAATGACAATACCATAACCCTTAATAGATCTAATTGGGTTAATCTGGTGTTCTGCAAAAATGTCACGATGAGCTTGATTATAGTTGACGGCAACACCGTTAACTTTAAGAGTGGCTCTGTTCATACCTGCTGGAG